AGTGCCATAATCTCTGCTTTGCGTTGTTTTGCCTGTCCCATTTGTAAACTCCTGTTTAGTGTGTGTAAGTGTATATTATACTACCAAAGTCAATTTGTGTCAATTAAGCAGGAAAAGGACTGCCAGTGCGTTTTGGAGCATTAGCCTTGACCAAAGCCTCCATAGCCTGTAATTTGGTAAGTTTGTAGTAGCGAACGCCTAGTGCTTTAGCGGCTTGCTTGCGTTGCTGTTCAATTTGTGCTAGTGTCATTTTGAAACTCCTCGTTTCGTTGTTAGTAAGTGTATAGTATAACATCAAAACTAATTTACTCCAATTAAAATATCCAGCCACTGCGACACCGCAAACGCAGGAAAAGTGTTGTGTTTTAGCCACATTTTCGTATTTCAGTCTAATTTACACGGTTCAGTGGTCTATATACTACTAGTGTTTTAATAGTACTAAAATATAGTCTAATACTTTAGTCGTAAAAAAAGGTCCTAGAAGTATTCACCCAACTAGGACCAAACAGTTTGCAGTAATTTTAACTAAAGGCAGTGATTAAAAATCATCTACCTCTGTTTCCTCAGCCTCGGGCCAAGGATCCTTGAGAATGGCTCTAGCCTCTCCCAATAACGAATCAACGTAAGCCGTGTCATCGCTGAAGTATTTAAGTTTTAAATCATCAAAGTATCCCATGGTATACAATCTTTCATTGTCCGTTTGATTGTTATCACTGATGTTACCTCTGGTCCATAGCATGCCTTTTTGTGGTTTGATTCTCGGGGGTTTTAGATGACGCCAAACAGCAATGGTGGGTAAATTATAAATCCAACGATCCACTTCAACTATATCTTCTTGAGGAACATATAAAACAATCATCCAACCTTGACGAACTGCGTCATAGTAAACAACTTGATCTTCTACCAAAGGGCATTCCCAAAGTTTAGTTGTAAAGACTGCTCTATTGTAGTTGTCTGGTTCGGGTGTAGGATAATCCGTGACTTCGCTGGCGCTTTTTTTCCAACCTATATGTCTAGCAATGGCTATTCTGGGATCAATAAAATCTTTCTTACCGTTGAACCCATAATTATAAGTCCAATAAACATGTCGTGGCGTATTTAATTGCATACCGTATTTAACTGCTGTTATCTAGACTTATTTGCTGTTTAGTATTTGGTAATTAAATATCCAATAACACCTACAACAGCAACAACAACACTGCCTATAGTTGTTATTAAAGTAGTGTGCCTTGTTGTATTTTGATGTTCAATAAGAATTTTAATTTCTGTAAAACCATTTTGTGTTTGAGTTTTAAGATCAGTTAGTGTGTCTTCTACTTTGTCAAGTCGTTTTTCTAAGTTGGTCATTTTCTCTTCAATTCCTTTGAATCGTAGCGCACATATTTCTACATGCGCTGCCAAATTTGTTTCTTCTTGACTCATGTTATGCTCCTATGGGCACCACTGTTAGAATAACACTGGGGATAGCAGGCACTACACCTGCGGCAGCAACATAGTCTAATAACACATTGGTATCATCAGCCGCCCAAGCAAGTTCATAATAATCTCCTGCTGCCGCTGAAAACACATAGTTCCATGCTGCCATAATTCTATCACCGTTGCCAGCAATTCTGGTATCACCTGCTGTATTGGCTACATTGGCACCATTCTTCTTTAACCAAATAAATGCGTTGTGTGCTCCACCTGTTGTTTGATTTAACTGTGCTGAGAATTGTAAGTTATATACACCTGCATTGGCAAAAGTAATACGAGTAAGTGTTGTTCCGTTAGTGACAATACTGATGCCGTTTGAGATACCTGTGTTATTAAATGACATTAGATTTTCAGCATTGGCAACTGGATTGGTTTGATCCTGTGTGCTGTATGCTTCAATGTATTGACGGCCATATGTAATGTTGCCGCTGGGAAGAGCAGTAGTGCCATCAAAACTGTTTAAGTCAATAGTAGAAGCGTTTAATGTTAATAAATCTGGACTACCAACAATAACACTAGAACCAGTAATAGCACCTATTTTATTTGCGGAAAAAACAAATTGAGTGCCTTGTGCGGATGTGGTCCAAGTTTCTGTAGCATTGGCTGTAATACTAGCACCAGGACCTGTTGTTCCACCTGGACTAGCACCAGTTAATGCGTTACCATTAAATTTGAATTGTCCAATAACATCGCCATTTTGTGTTGGGCTATAAGTTCCGCCTGTGCTTCTATTAGTGTTAAAATTAATAAGAGCATATTCAGTAGCACTAGTAGCATCCTGTTTGCTTACGCTAAAGGTTGTTTTACCAGTGCCATCATCTGCCAATGATCCCATAGTAGTGCTATTAGTTTTACCTTTAGTCCAAAAATACGAGTCACTTCTTGAAGTAAATGTCTGTGGATTTGCACTTATAGTAGTTTGAATACTGCTAGTAGTTAATACTGTAGCAGTGGGTTGGGTTAATATTTGAAGTGTTGATCCAACATTATTAATAGCATTACTATATGCTTCTGCGGCTACCATTCTAATAATAGCAGGTGAAACAGCCACTTGATCCGTGACCCAACCAGCACTTGTATAGCCACTGCCTTGTATTTCAAATAAATTATTAGTGGCTGATAAATTGCTTGGACTGGCTGCTGTGCCTCTAGCCGCTTCCATTAAGATTAAATTACGAGGATTTCCGCCTGCTAAACTTCCACCATAATTTCGCATTACTACAGCAGTTCTACTTGAAACTTTGTCTGTGTTATCTATACTAACACCAACTGATCCAATGCCTCCAGTTACTTCAAATATATTACCATTTGCTTCTGCAGTGCTTGATCGTATCGCACCTTTGACAATATTACCAGGAAAGTCCACGTTTGGTTTATTACTAGTAATTGGTACTAATGTCATAGCAATATCACCTAATGGGAACGCACTACCGCCACTACTACGAATTGTATTGCCATTAACAGTAAGTTCACCATTAACTTTAACGTTTACATCATCAAATGTAAGTGCGGTTGAACCAGTGCTTGATTGAATATCATTGCCAGATACTTTTATATCACCTGCAAAAGTAGTTAATGTATTGCTTGTTATAGTGATATTAGAAAAACCATTACTGGCTTTAATATCGCCACCACCTAATTGAATATCACCAGTGGTAACAATGTCACCTGTTGTAGCATCTATTGTGACTGCGGTGTCGCCTACTGCGAGACCAAATTTTACTTTAAATTTTTCGTTTGACATAATTCACACAATCCTTATGTTAGTGAAGTTCTTACTACACTGAATACCGTACTTGTTGCACTTGTTGGAGTGACTAATAATCTTAATGCACCAGCACTAACATCTGCAGTAAAATTTCCCAATACTATATTGTTATACATTTCACCGTATGTTGTTAGCATTGCTGTAGTTGCATCAACTCGCAACGCTGTATAATTTAAACAATGAACGTTGGCACCTTGAATAATGTTAATTAATCCTGACATTGCGTTTCTTGTTGAAGTGTTTAATGCCACAGTAGTAATTGCAGTTGTTGTTAATGTTGATGTATCTAAACTTGCTTGTCCGTCAATTGAAACATTACTGAATGTTGGACTATCAGTTATATCTAAATTTTGATTTGGTAAGTTAAAATAGTTAGTGCCATCAATAGTATCTTGCCATCTCTTAGTTGTGTCATTCCATCTAAAGTTAGCATCAACACCAGCACTAACACCTGCTTTAACTATTAAATTACAAGTACCTGCGGGACTTATATTTTCATTGTTATAATAAATGTTGTTGCCGTTGGTGGCTAATGCAACACCACCAATGGCTACATCATCTGCATATAAATTACTAGTGGCTCTCCAGAAATCATATGTTTCATCCCATTTAAGGAATTGATTAGCACCAGTTGTGCCACGCTCAACTTCAATGCCTGCTAGTCCAGTAAAAGGTATACCTGTGTTTGTTGCGTTGAATAATAACGTAGTAGCAAGTATATCTACACTGGCACTAGTAGCAGAAACCAAGCGTTGTGAGCCATTAAAGAAATACAATGATAAACCAGTGCCATTTGTTAATGCTACTGCGCTACCACCTAAAGTTAAACTAACTTGACATTGAGTAGTTGTAAAGCCTGCGGCAATAACATAATAGGTAGTATTAATTGTAAGTCCATTTTGTGTTGGACCTGCATAAAATAATGTATCTCCTACGGCAAAACCATGTACTGTTGGAAATACCAGTGTATTGCTGGTAATAATGCTTGTGGCTTGATCATTGATAAAACCATTTGTGCTGGTAGTTAATCTAATTTCATGATCGCCTGATGCGTTGTATGCTGTGGATAAACTACCAATTGAGTTTAATGCTTGTGCATTACTTTGAACACCCATTAATAAACTACCACCATCACCAGTTGTATAATTTACTGCACCAGTATTATTACTAACTTGTGCGCCAGAACCTGTTCTACCATATACACCAGTGTTTTGTTGGAAGTTAGGACGATAAGTTGTACTAGCAAAGTTAACGGTGCTACTATTTGTAATAGTTGGAGTTGCATCATCACTGACATACAATAACTGTCCTTGATGCACTGGAGTTGTTAAATTAACTAAAACACCTTCAGTAGATATAGTTCCAGCAATAATAGCATTACCTGCTGTTTCCAAAAGTGGCGATTTAATATAAACTCTGCCACTGCTAATATTACCAATGTTAACTTCTGTAACTACACTATTACCAATATTGATAGTGCCAATGGCATTACTGTTATATAAGTTGGCAATACCGCCAGAACCTACGTTAGTAGTAATGTCGCCACCATTTACTGCTATGTCTCCGTTGGTAGTAATATTGCCAGTTGTATCATCAATAGTTACAGTGGAGTTTTGTATTAGTTTACCAGTAGTGCCATCAAATCTAACAATAGCGTTATCTGTGGCACTTGCTGGACCTGTGACATCACCTGTGCCAAATCCTGTGGCAGTTATAGTCACTGCGCCTGTTGCGCCACTAATTGATATATTTGAACCAGCAACAATACTGGTCACGCCTGTATTACTAACAATAACTGCACCAGTTATTGGACTTACTGTTATACCTGCACCACTGCCACTTACGCTGTTAACAAGTCCTAGTGTGCTGGGTGTTGTCCATGATGTTGTGCCCGCACCATTTGTAGTCAATACTTGTCCTGTTGTGCCTAAGGCATTGGCCAGTGTATAATAGTTATTACTTAAATTGCCTGTGGCTTTAACATTGGCAAATTGAACATTACTTGAAGTACTGACATCTTGTCCAATGCTGACAACAACATTACCTGTTATTGGATTTACTGTTACACCTAAGCCGCCGTTTACGCTGTATACACTACTATTGACTACACCAGCAGTAAAAGTTGTGGTGTTGCTGTATAGACTTGTAAGATTGTTGCTGGATACTGTTCCTGTTGTCATAATTGTTCCTTATCTAACATTATATTGGCGATAAATGCGAGGTTGCCATACTGAAGTCAACTTAGTATGACCTCCGCTCCATTTACCTAAATTATTTTGATCTTCAACAATATTATAAGCATTGTCATACTTTTGTGCATACACTTGTGCATCTTCAGTGTTGTGTCGTTTGATATAATATTCACGTAGTGTAGCATATACATAACCTTCTGCCCAAGTATTCAATACTGGATTAGTTTGAACTACTTGATTTGTCAGTGTAATATTAGTAACTGTGCCCGCTGTTGGAGTTGTTCCGCCTGTGGCAGTAAATGTAATGCCAGTGCTGCCAACTAGACTTGCTACTGCATATACACCTGCGCCGCCACCTAAACTACCTGAACCTGAGGTAGCAGTTATTTTATCACCAATTGTTAAACCAAGATTACTGACCATACCTGTGATACTGGCTGTCCAAGGGCCTGAACCTGAGATTGAACCTACTGTACCTGTTGTGCTAATAACAACATCTTGAACTGGACTAAACAACAAAGGCCATGCTTTGTAGTAATACATATTGATAGCAGTTCCCTGTCCAATCAATGGTAAGAATTGATATTTGTTATATACTTCACTGAACTTACCACGAATAACCTGTGGCACGTTATATGGTTGCATGTATAACTGTGCTAACATGCCTTGACTGATAATATCTCTATCACCAATTCTATCATAGACTAACCAAGGACCATTGCCTGTGCCCGAGGAGCCTGCAGGTGTTGAAAATGTTATTACACCGCTGACAGTAGTTGTATTGGCTAAACTTAGTCCAACTGTGCTACCGCCTGTGTAAGTAGTAACTGTTGCTCCTGTGGCAATACCTGTGCCTGTGACAATCATACCAGCGGACAAGTTTTGTCCAGGAGTTGATATTAATGTTATTACGTATTCACCAGTATTACCTGATGCTGTGGCAGTTGTTGTTATTTGATTACCCTGTCTAAAGAACACAATAGGTTTGTTCATATCACCAGGAATGGCAACACGACCCATTGAATCTGCTATGCCGATATTTTCTACTGCGTATGGATCACTGCGTAGTGCTGGCAATTCAATGTTACGCATACTGAGTTCCGCCATAAAGATACATTTCTTTATTTCATCATCGTTAGTTGAGCCTGTAAAATCTTTAATATACGTTACAAGTTCATTGGCTGAGGGTATTACAAACATAATTTATCGTCCTTGAAAGAATCTTTTTTGTCCCACTTTTGTAGGATATGGAACATCAACTGGTATTGGTAGTTTACCATGTGGATAGCAAACAAACTGAGGATATTCTGTTTCCACAACTTTATAAAATTGTGCTTTGAGCGAGCGATCATGTTTAAGTGTATGCCAAGGCAGGCCGCCAAAATATTCATCACTGATTTTAATAGCAACTACTTTAGGTAAATCTATCCACTTCCAACCAACTGTGCCATCAGGCATATATGGACCCAGTGGATCTGTAATACCTTTTTCAGCCATTATTCTGTAGTCTTTAACTGCTTCAATGACTGCTTGCATATTCATTTGTTCGCGTTGAATATAAAACTTGCCATCTTCACGGCCTGTGGTAACTTTAATATTACCACTTTTATTCCAATCACTGCGTGTCCAATCGCCTTTCATAGCGTTGTATAGTTTATCATTTTTTAATAACTTATCTGCTACACCATTGTGATTGGTAATGGTGCCACCATGATCTTGACGCCAGTAATTTAAATTCTTTTCTGGGTCTGTGTCATCTAAATATTCGGGTTGATTTATATCGTTCATAGTATTATTTATACAAACAAAAAGCGGCCTGAGCCGCTTTTTGTGTATTACTAAATCCTAATATTAGGAAGTAGAACCAGGACCTGCGTTTACACGACGGACTAGGTTAGCACTACGTGGAGTAGTAACGATTGTAGTACCAGTAGTGATGTTGTTTAACATGCCAACGCCTGCTGGGTTACGACAAATAAGTGTCCCCTCCATCAAAAATTGATCTAAACTTGCATCTGCAGAACTGAATACTTCATTGTTAGGACCTAGGTCACGTAAACTGCCCCATTGCAACACGTCCTCGTTTAAGAAGTAAATGCTGTTAGTTGTACCAGACTGGTCCATGATCCAAGAATCATAAACTTCGTATGTGTAACTGAAGTCACCTTCGTATGTTTGAATCGTGTCACCACGCTCAACGTTACGACGGTTTACGCTTGTGTTAGAACTAACAATGTTATCACTGATAGTTGTGCGTAGACTTGTAGGAACAACCATAGTGCGGATCTTAGCGTTGTAACGTTGTTCAGCAGTAGTTACCAATTGCTTGTATAATACTGGGCTGAATACTTGGTTAGCAAAACCAGAACCATTTGCTGTGTAATAGTAATTACCATTAGCAACAACGTATAGTGCGTTAACACCACTTGGGCTACCACTCAATTGGCTCAATGTTGTAGAACTAGAGTCACTGCTTGGGTTGTTGTAGTTAGTTGTTAAACCTGCTTCAGTACCAGAAACGGTATTGAAAGACATAGTACCAGCATAACTTGCTAGTGAACCCATACGACGACCAGATGTGTTCTGGCTACCTGCTGTAGTTTGGCTGTTACCAGTTGCACTACCGCTTTGACCTGAGTATTGTGTACCGATTTGGTCATTACGAACTAATTGTTGTTCTACGTCAAACATCAATTCAATCAATTGCTTGACTTCTTGATATGCTTGTGGATCTCCACCAGACTGCATAACAGCACGAGCAGTACCCGTTGCGCCAATTGTAGTTTGGAAGATCTGTGTGAAGTTGTTTAAGTTGTAACGCTGATTTGCTTCTGCGTATGTAGAACTAACACTTGCACCTTCTTGAACAGCATTAACTGCTGGCAAACGATAAATGTCGTCTGTCCATAAAGGTTGTGTGCTGTTAACTTTGCGCTTCTTGGACATACACATGTTCAAAACAGGTGTGTCGTCCTTAACGCGGTTGGACACATCTAGGTCCAAATCTTTAACAACAATATCGGTCGCAAAAGCCCCCGTACCGTTGCCAATGTTTGTAGTTGAAATAAATCCTGCCATTTTATATTTTCCTTAATAATGGTTATCTACCACCTCTGTTTGCACGAAGTCTACTGAGTTGTGCTACTAAGAGGTTATCCGCGGCTTTTTTATCGCCACGATTGGCTTGTTCACGAAGTTTTTCAATGTTATCATTTGGACCTTTGTTGGTGTTAGAACTACCTTTTCTGCTAGTCAACGCTGCCATACTTGCTCCTGCTGATTTAGTGCTGGGTTTGTCTCTATATTTCAAACCATCGCGTACTAAACTTAACAATGCCTCATCGCTGGCGATAAGATCAATGTTTGGAATTCCAGGCACTATTTCACGTCTTGCTCCAGGGTAGACTTTTTCGATCTTCTCACGAAGTTCTTTGTATACATACTCGTTTTTTAATTCCTTATCTTGGAAGTTTTTACGAGCAGTAACTAAAGCCTCACCTACTTGCTGACTGCGAATTTGTTTGAACTCTTCAATAGCAGGCTGCAAACGATTAATGTTCTTTTGTTGCTGTCTAATGTACTGTTCATTCTGTGTCATATTTGCTTGGATACGGGCAATTTGCGCCGGATCTGTTGCTTGTGCCAACTGTTGTTGAAATGTATTTTGATAACTTTGTGTTTTAACAATTTCATCAAATGCTTTTTTCAATTTAGGTTGAACTGTAAATTCCATTGCTAGAGTAAGTTGATCTTGGCGTGATTTAGATTCATTGATGTATTCATCAAGTTCGGCTCGCTCCACTTTCAACTGTCTTGCTTCTTCGTGTATTGCTGATCCTTGACCAAGAATTGATGCGGCTTTCTTAGCGTCAATAACTACTTCTTTGCCATTCTTCATAAATTTGAATTTGGCGGTTGGGTTTGTTTCTGCAAACTCAACAAAGTCAATTAAATCATCTGCTGTAGAATTACTACTGTCAGTGCTTACAGTTTCCTGGGCATCTGCTTCATAATTGTCGCTGTCGTGTTCTTCGTTGTTGGTATCACCAACTTCGGCTTCCTCATTGCTGGGTGCCACAGAGGCAGATTCATCTCCCGACATATCTACTCCTGTTGCAGTTTGATTGGGGTTAAGAGATTGATTACGCTGAGACTGTGATCTCATTGCGGTCATTTTATCTGCTATAACTTGATCCAAACTTGGGACTGCGCTTTGATCCGCGGCCGCCGGCGCTTGTGGCTGGTTAGGACTGATCGTTGTTGTTTCCATTTCTATTTCCTTTTAAGTATTGGGCACTTCGTTAGTGTTACCGATACGGTTTTTTAAGTAAACAGCCCTTTTAAGGCTACTTACAAAACTATCAATACCTGCTAGTTCATTGCTAATAGCAATTCTGCGGGCATTGTCATCTGGCGTATGTGTTCTAATGGATGCAATTTCATCCGCCAAACTAAATTTAAAATGATGAACAAACATGGCTAAATCTTTGTTCTTCAATAATGCTTCAGCAGTACTACCATAATGTCTAACTTGGTCTCTTTGACTTGTTGTTAGTTTACTGGGTTGACTTATGTCAAGTGTCAGTCTGCTGTTGTAAAATTCTATTGTATCGTCGTTTATCATATTCTATTCTATATTGTTATTTAGTATTTATGAATATACTTTTGGCTCACCCATGGCCAAGGCCATCCAGTCCATTTGACTTTCAGCATCTTGACCTGCTACTTCAGCGGCAATTTGTTGTGCTCTAACTTTGCTTAGTTCTGCATCTGCCAGTGCTTTTTGGTCTTGTGGTCCAGGTTGTTTATTCTTCTGTGCTTCTTGTGCTTGTTGCATCATTTGTGCAATTTCTTGATCACTTGGCAAATAAGCATCACAGTCTTTGACACCTAATGTGTATAGCGTATCAGCATAGGGCTTTTTAACTTTCTTATACATTTCAGGAGTCATAATGCCTTGTTGAACCATGCCTTGAACACTTTGCATCAAACCACTTTGACACTTTTGAATTAGTTGTAGTCTGTTCAATGAGTTTTCTTCACTTTGCATACCTAATGCTAGTTCTAAATGTAATTGCTTGCGATCAATCATGCTGGTCATATCATCCCAGGCTTGAAAGTCTAAGAATATTGGTTTTTTATCTGGTGTGCAACCAGCAGCCAATTTCTTAACACCATAATCATCACCATACTGTATCAATGTACGCCATATCAAATACAATGCTTCTCTTAGACCTTCTGCGCTGTTACGCACAGTATTGTCTTGAATGATTTGATTTGGTGTAAGTGCCATTTGTAGTTTAACACCGCTGTTACCAGCAGCCATAACTTCTGGATTGAATACATCGCTGGGAGTAGTCATACCAACCATGGCCATAGTGTCTTGTTGTATGCGATTCATACCAACTTCTAAGAAGTTTAAATTACCGCTTGGAGGAGGAATTTGATATATGTCTTTGGCTGGATCAAACTTTGAATCTAAGATAAAGATAGCGGCTTCGCCATCCTGCATCATTTCAAAGTCTACTCTATCTGGCTTAACACCAATACGTGGTGTTGCTGTTAGCAAGCCTAATTGAATCTCTGCACGTGCCGCTGATGTAGCATATTCTTGCATGGGAATAACTGACTCACCAATACTCATTCCGTAGAAGTTGCCTGGCAATGGTTTTGGACACATGTTAGCCACAGGAATAAATTCTACTTCACGTGCTGAAATAATATAACTGCCTGAATAGATTACTTCAACTAATTCTAATTCGCCATCACCATCAATGTCAAACTTGTTCCATACTGTGACAATACTTACTTGACGACTATCAGGATCTGCACTGGCAGCACTACTAACTGGGATACCCATAATAGGTACACTATCACGTGCGTGAATGGCTAAGTTGTTTAATACGCTACCTGCTTGGTAAGCACCACTTTGGTTGTATTCAGCGTGTGTTCTAAATTGTTCTAAATCAATGTCTGGATATAAATCTGTGGCTTCCTGGATCGTCATCGGGTCGAAGTACCCACAGAATGGTTGATCCTTCATTTCTGGAACTGTTGGATCACAGACCCAATAATGTTGTGCAATAGGATGAAACTTAATGTTTAATCCATAACCACTTATTTTATATTTGGCTTTGTATATTGTATTACGTTTAATAGCGGCATTAATGATTTCTTCTTGACCAGTTGCTTGACTTGTCAATACTTCTGCTTGTCCGGCAGCCAGTTCAGCATAGTTGCCTTCTTCATCAGCATTACGCATACTGGCAATGTGCTTGTCTAATAAGTCATTGGCTAATTCTTTTTGTTGTCCGCCCAATAACTGTTGAATCTCTGCCATGGCCTTGTCCATCATAACAGTTATTTGACGTTTGCTTTGGCGTAGTGTTGTTAGTCCTGAGTCTGCGGCCTGTTGTTCATAGGCACGAAGTTGTTCTTCAGTGCCTTCTGTTTCTACATAACGAGTAATTTGTTCACGCACTGGTTTAATCATCATCATACCATTTTTGTGCATGTTAGCATCCATGACCCAACGCTCTAGAATAAAGTGTGGATCATTCATTTGGTTTACAACTTTAGATACCATATCAGTGGCTTGACGTGCTGCCACTTCATCCATTTCATCGTCTGCTACAAATTCAAAGTTAATTTCGCCATTGGGCATAAGTCCTTTGGTAATAACTGCTGTAGCATAATCTACTACAGGCTTTACTGTAGGATGGATATAATCAATACCATTTACAGGTGCAGTACTTTCTGTAACTGCTAAACACAAATAGTGGTAGTCCACGGCTCTGTTCACAGCGTTCTTTGTGCCTAAGTAGCGCAAATAACTAGCCATCTTTGTGTCCATCATATTCTTCATACGCACAAAGTTGGCGTTAAGTTTCTTATTCTGGTTGATGTCTTGTAGGGTGATGTTCTTAATATCCAACATTATGGGTTTTCCTTAACTAATGTATTATTTAGCGTTATCTTTAGAGGGTTGTTGCGGTTTTTGTTCTTTAGGATCTTTTGGGCCAAATATAGCATCCCAGTTATCGCGGATCTTTTTAACATCTTCTTTTCTACGATTGCTGCCTTTACTCATTAAAATTCTCCTGGCAAGATAATTTTAGGACGAGTTAATTCGTCTTGTAAATCACAGGCATGACATTTTGCTGTTACTGCATCTTCGTCTTCCAACTCATATATTGTATGTGGTGTTTCTGCTACCATTGCGGCTGCTTCAAATGCCTTGGCATGTTTTTCACATAATACCATTGTGTTTTGTTCTATGGCACAGATAAACATTATAATATTCTCTTTAAATGTTCAAGTTCATCATCTGTTAAGAAAAGTTCAAATGTATATTCATATACATTGTCACTGACAAATTGAATATGCCAAACATCAGTTGCAGGTACCCAAGTCTTAGTAACTTTAACTTTGTAGTCTTTGTTGTTTACTACATATGGATCGGCTTTGCCGCCATATACAAAAAATTGTCCGTGTTTCATTGCTATTCCTTATTCTGCTGAGAAGGTCTTCTTCCAAGCGGGTTTACTACTATCATCTGGCTTAATATATCTATGTCGCTGTGCTGCCATTCTTTGTTGTGGACTATGACCGTCCCATGGTTCTGCTATTCCTTGAATGCAAGCAAGCAAAGCGTAGCGAGCACTATCAATACAGTCATCTGGGTCACTGAATCTTCCCTTTTCATCTACATAGTAGTTAGTTGCTTCACTCAAGAATTGTGTGCAATTTTCATTGACCATTAAACTTCCTACTTCTAACATTTGGCGCATTTGATTTATACCATAACTTTTATGATTGGTTACACGCCCTTGACTGTCAGGTGGATTCATAATTGCCTTTTCATAGACATTCAATCCATATTGTTCAAATAATTCTCGTATGCTGTTGGCACTCATAGTGTATCTGCCAGCAGTACTAGCATCAGCAGGTAAAATAATAGGACAGCCAAAAACCTCAGGACGAAGTAAATGATTGATATACTGAGTGGGGACTGCTTCTTCAATGCCCTGCACAACAATCTGTCTATGTAAGTAAGCAGTTTTTTCATGTGGTTCCCAATACATTAAACTAATAACTGTTTTGTCATTGACTAAGCCCAAGTCAAGAGCAATGGCTCGTTGTATTCTGGGCATACGAGCGAAATCAATGTCTCCTGTTTTGTATGTGGGCCAATTGCCGATTTGAAATACAGCACCTTTACCCATTACTGGTTTACCAGCAATACGTGCTTCACGTTCGTGTGGTAAGTAATCTCGTTCTAGTTGTCGTCTTGTTTCTTTTAATAAGAATGGTTCACCCCAAGGGCTGTATTCAGGAACATCGTCCCACGATACACGAATGTAGTCATATCCATCTTCATTGTTCCAAAACTTACTTACAAGACCGTTAAGTCCTTTAAGCGGTGTAAACGAACATAGAACTTTACCCTGCGTGGTAGCAGTTCGCGTAACAATCTCACTGAAAAAGTCGTCGGGCGGTTGTTCATCAAATACTGCTAGGTTAAGTTTGAAACCCTGGAGTTGTCTAACCTCCTGAGTGTAGTTAGCAAATAGCAGATAACTATTGCTTCCAGATACATGCCTAATTTCACAGCCGATATTGTTGGCTCCATCATTACGCATAGTGTCAGCGACAATGCAATCACGCGGTATAGCACCAGTTCCCAAGTTCTCAATAATTTTAACATCCTGTGTTCCTAACAGTTCATTTTGTAGCACTAGGGCTACCTGACTCCAACCTTCTCCGGCTACCATACAAGTAATAGGTGTTGTGAATTTGTAGCCTTCCCACCAATCCGGATATAATCCAGTTAGGTGCATGGCAGTTTCGTAACAAGTGCTTACTGTTTTACCAACCCTGTTTGCGGCAAGTATTCCTCTGCGATCTGCTTTTCCAGTTAAGAAGAATTTCTTTTGGTGTTCAAACGGTCTAAAGTATTTAAGACTATTGTGCTTCATATCTTCAGCAATTTCAATGCTGAGATCCATGAGTTTAGTTTTTAAATCACCATTCATATTGGCCAAGGCATCTAAAGGTAGTTCGTGTTTGTCCACTACCCAACGTAATGCTCTTGCCATTAATACATCATTGCCTAGCATTACATGTTCCTTAATCTATTGACAACTAATTTTTGATCAAGATAACCTACCAATGATTTTAATTCATCATGAGTAAGTATTAGAAAGACTTCTAAATCCTCTTGGTCATCTTGATTAAATCTAAAGTGAAATTCAAATTGATCAGGACCAACCCAAACTCCACCTATGTCTACACTACTGTCTTCATTGTGTGTCAGATTGAACATCTTTTAGTTTTTCTCTAACAATGTAAACGTGATGTATTGCTGTACTTAGATCACTAAGTTCTTTACTAGTCATTTTCCAAGTATCTGGATCATTAATATCTACACCATCACGTTTGTCTAAGCCTGCTTGTAAGCGTTCTGTTAACAAACGTAGAATGTGTTCTATTTGTCCTGGAAACTTTTCAGCAAAGGCAACTCTATGACTAGCATTAATCTTTTGTAAAATTAATGTATCTTTAGTCATACGCTCTTGCTGTGCTTGATATATGGCTCCATCTCTCATTGTTGGATCTGTGCTCATATCAATTACTTCTTGTGTCCGTGCCCCATGGATCAACAATGGCTTCGCTGTTAAACTGTCCAAAGTCTCTGTCAACAAATGTATCCCAAATGTTACCAGCATTGATACGCATACTCTGCATCATAGTGCGTAGTCTACGACCAACTGGAGTTAATGTGCCATCTTCACGCTGAACTGTTTGTTCGCCTGTGCAAGCACCAATCCATTTAATAATCTCTGGACGCTCACGACCATACTTGTCAATCTTTGTGCCATGTTCTTTTTTCTCCCAAGGACCATTAATTTCATAACTGATTGTACCATCATTGTATTTGCGGAATGTACAATGACATTTCTTACCAACTGCTCTAAAGTCTGGATCCGGATGCGGAACAAAAGGACTGAAGAAGTAATTTTGTAATTCACTTTCAGGTGGAAGTGTAGAATCACGTGGGGGGATTTCTGGGAATGGCTCAACTGGAACCATGTCTGCTCTGTCAATGTATGGATTGTCACTGCCAATTAACTTTGGATCAATATCTTCACCATTTAATACATCCATGGCAGTTTGATATTTTAGTTTGTTAGCACGACCTTTAAGGTTTAAGACTACACCTGTTTCATCAAATACAAAACGCTCAAGTTCTTTGGCTGTGGGAAAGTCTGTCATTAGACCTTCTAAGTCATATTCTGCGTTGCTGGTAGATTTAGGGATACGTGCGCCTGCTATTGCTTCGGCTACGTCTAAGATCTCATCGTTTGTGGGTTCTTCGCCCCAAGGGCTGGTTACATCTGTGGGTGTAGATGATTGTGTTTTCTTTGTCATTTCTATTCCTTAATATAAACAAGGAAACTATTGTTTCCCTGCTTACTATGCTATAACGAGACTATTGTCTCACTTGTATTTAACCTTTTGATACAGGCTTTTTATACTTTGCTGGTAACTTTGCACCATTGGCAGTTGTATTGCTCTTAGGTCCAACATTAGTGTCAGCATGTAAGCCTTCAACTGCTGGATCACGAAAGCCTTGCATACCACGACCACGAGCGGCCACTGCATTAGTTACCATATCTGCTAGTGCTGATTTCTCATTACCTGAACTGGCTTTTTCTTTCATAAACGTTGCACGTTTATCACCAGCATCTACGTTACCAATTGTTGGGCCACGCTTTTGATTGATTGCTTTTGCTTGAGGGTTTGATGTTGAGATTCTCATACTTGATTTCCTTTAGTTGGTCCACGACCCATGTTAATTTTGTCTGCGTTGCCTTTGTAGTTTTGACCCATTGCTGGTTCAAATGCACGAGTGCCTTTAAAACGTCCGCCACCACTTTCACGAACTTGTGGATTTGCACTACCTGGGAACATGTCCTTACCAGGTGTAAACTTTGGAACTACGGCAGCATCTGGATAACTTCTGTCGTCATCACTTTTGTTGCCCACTGTTGGACCACGCTTACCAGTGATTAGTTTGTTTGGGTTTTGCATACCGCTGTGTTGATTACCACAGTATGATTTACTAGGACCACGATTAACGCCATTACCTGCCATGCCGTTAAAATCTAAGTTCATATCGCTTTGTGTAATGCTATTATGTTTCATTTTGCTTTTCCTTTTTTGCTTGCTGCCGCACGTTTTGTTGCATAAGAAATAGCAACAGCCTGCTTAACTGGTTTCCCAGCCGCAATCTCTTTTTTAACATTCTTAGTGAATGCTTGTTTTGATGTTGATTTAATTAACGGCATAGTGTTATTTATACTTTTTTATTCAGGACTATCTTCAGCATCAATCTCTTGACTAATACCAGTCAACTTGCTCAGTGCTTCAGCAAATGCCATTTGTTTAGCATGTATAGTATCAGCACTATCATCAACTTCAATTCTAGCCAAGTTGTTCATTACTTTATTCAATATCAAAGTATGATACTTTAAGATTAAGTTTTTATCATTTTCATTACGTGCTGTTAGAAAGTCATCAACTAAGATATCTTCATAACGCTGTCCACCAGTACGTGTTTCTAAACTATGTAATAGTTCTTCTACACTGATGTGATTCTTGCCGCCTTTTTTGCGACCTGCACCAGGACGAGCACCTCCGTGGTTGCTTTTCTTTTCAATTGGGGTTTCTATACTATTTGTCATATTATTATTTAGCGTTGTTAAATATACTAATTAAGGAATTGAAATGAATTATACATGGAATTATGCACAGCCCACCGATACCGGCGATATTATGACACTGAACCTCCTAGTTCAATTTGAAGTAGATACAATCTTTAACTTCAATCCCAATGTACTCAGTCATCACATTGTTACCGCAGTGGTAAATCAATTCTACACAGGTAGAACTGACTTAGTTGCCACTGCCAGAGATGATAATAACAAATTATTAGCATACACTTGGGTTAAGACCGGTGAACATAGCCTTTGGAGCAATGAAGAAGTTGCTAGTGTGCGTATGGCTCACGTTGATCCTAACCTAAGTGTTCGTCGTCGTGTAATATTGTTAGAAGATATGATGGAAATATGGGAACGATTCGCACAAATTCACGACATACCAGTTCTATACAGTAATACTCTAAGACAAGAACAAACAGTATTTCTCAAAATGCATAAACGTAATGGTTATACAGTTAGAGGAAGTGCCGCATACAAAAGAGTTAACCTCAATTACATGCCCACTCGTTTATTTGATAACCCGGTACAAGCCACTCCTGCCGATTAGTTGATGCCCAGTTTAGAAAGTCGCAAAATCAAACTGGTTCTTGATGGGGTTTTGGCGACTTAACTTTATTCCAATGTTGCAGTTAACATCCAAATCTCTTTGGCTAATGTTAGTATTCTATCTTGTGCGTAGTTGGCTATTTCTTCGTGGCCTTCTTCACTGCTGACAACCATAAGTTCTTGATAACACTCTTTAAGGTGCTCAAGGTCTTCTTTAACCATTGTAAGTAATTCATCTGCTGTACCTTCCATTGTATCTGTTGGTATGTGACTTGCGTCTAGGACATCCTGTATATTGCAGGGCATGTATTCATCAATGCTACGCAATAGTTCACCTATAAAATCAATTTGATCTTGTAAGTCATCATAGATACCATTTAGCAATGCGTGATCACTTTGAAAGTTACGCCCTACTATGTTGACATGTGCGGCATGACTTCTAAAGTATGCGACAAAGTTGTCATTGAATATTTGTGTTAGTTGTAGTGCTGTGGTCATATTATCTACTTATTGTTGCACCCATTTTACGACGGCGTTCTAACTCCGCCTGTTCACCAGGCATTAATTCTCCAGAATACATTGCCATAGCAGGTCCAACACTACCTCTGGCTATATTTCCTGCGGCTGGTAATATCTTATTAGCGGCCAATGCTCTTAACTGTGCCATTATTCCTGATGCATTTGGTGCTGGTGCGGCTGCGGGAACACCTGGCATTGGTGTTGGTGCAACTGGACCTGCTGAAGGCATACCTGGCATTGGTTGTGGAGCAACTGGTGCAGTTGGTAATGGTGCTCTCATTTGTGGAACATTTTGTGTTGGCACATTATAAGTGGCTGTGGGACTAATTGGACGCATAGCAGATCCTGCTTGCTGTGCCATTTTTTGTTGAGCACGATTAGCAATACCTTGTTCACTGGCTAACTTAGCATCAGCAAGTGCTTTGGCTGCTTCAGCACTAGAGTTCCATGCCCCATATAATTTACTACCACCTACTGCGGCAGCGGCTGCACCAGCGGCTGGCAATACATAAGGAGCAACTGCTAGTCCTGCAGTTGTGCCCATTGCTTCTGCGCTAGTGCCAACTGGATTAATCTTTGTCTGTGGAGCAGGAGGCTCACCAACATCTACTACTGGTGCTGTTTGTTTATTCTTTTCTGCTTCGGCCTGTAGATAAGCATTGATTTCATCATCACTGTAACCTTCTGCTTTGGCTGCTTCACGATCAAATGCCATATTGTTTCCTTAATTAAAACTGCCTAGTGGCCTACGAGCGGCTTTCTTAGCATACTCTGTTCCATATTCCCAACTTGAACCTGTCCATGTTGGTACTGGATAATGTTTAAATGCATCAACTACTGCGCCTGGATTAGTATTGTTTGGATTGTGTTTGGCAATGTAGGCAGCACGAGCCGCATAGATACCATCATATGCTTCATTGGCACGCTTTTCTTGACTAGCCCATGCTTTGTTTAACGCATCTGTTTTACGGATCTCAGGATTGTTACTACGGAAATCATTCTTAGCAATGCTCTTATCTTTTTCAAACTGATCTCTAGTCATCAATGTCAATCCAGAATACAATGGTTGACGAGCAATGTCCACATTGGCTTCTCTGTTGGCTTTTTGTTCTGCATCACTAACTGCACCCGGACCAGCATTGGCTCGCAATGTCAAAGGAGCAATTTGATTGTTCAAACCAATCTGTGTATACAATACATCCTTTTGACGCGGTGTTAAATTCAATGCCGCAACACGAGTTGATAAGTCTGCTTGATCCTTAAACTGTCCTGTGATTAAGTCACGCATAATGTTGCCAACTTCACCGCCTTGACTGCCTGACAATAAGCCAGCAATTTCAGGATTGTTTAGAATACCTTCTGGACCATTGACTTGTTCTCTGCGAACACGACTAATTGTTTTACTTGCGTCTGCTTTTGGCTGTATTTCTTTTTCAATGTATTCATTGTAACGCTTTTGTTCATCAACACTAACAGCACCAGCACTTTCACGTGCTAATTTTTGTTGTGCTTCTTGTTGTTTCATTGCTTCTGGAGTTATACGTCCAGTTACACTTGTACCTGGAGCAACTGGTGCTAATGGTGCAGGTGCTTGTCCTGCTATTGGAGTAGGAGCAATAGGAGCAGCAGGTGCTTGACCTTGTGCTGGTGTTGGTGCTTGTGCTGGTGTTGGTGCTGTCTGTGCTCTACTAATGTCAGGACGATCAACACCCATGGCACTTAGTTCAGCGTCTGTTAAATCTGGCTCACCACGATTAATAGCGGCTTGTCTAAATTCAGCAACTGCTTTAAGTTTACTATCGTAGTCAAGTTTTCTAATGCTGTTGGCAAAACTTGTAGCATCATTTTCTCTACGATAACCTTGTTTTTGTTCTGCGGCTTTCTCACCAGCAATATCACGAACGCGAGTTAACTTAGTCGGATCGCCTTTGTATACTTCACCAGTAACAATGTTCTTAGTAACCAATCTGCCTTTGTCATCTGCTTGACTACGATAGATATTACCTTCTTTGTCTTGAAACTGTTCGGCACTGGTACTTACTTTACCAGTGCCGGTACCCTGACCAATGGCATTTACTAATTCTTCTGAACTTAACTTCTTACCTGTTGACGCACTATAGCCATCTAATGGTGTGCCGTTTGAACTTACTTTAACAATGTATGCTTTACCATCACTGCCGGTGACAATCTTCTCTGTGCCAATGCCTAACTTAGCACCTTCTTCTTGTGCCAATGCTTTTGCACCTATGGCAGCATAAAAGATTGCTTTGAGCCAACTACCACCTGTGGTCTTTTCACGCATGTATTTGGCTAAGTCACTGGGAGAGGCTGATGCTAATTTTTCCTGTGCATCTTTCATATCACGCTGTTGTGTGATAATGTCTGCGGCACGGTTGCGACTGCGTTCTTTCATCCAATCAGGAGTATCTTCTGCTGTGCTTAACTGCATCAATGCCTGTGGATCATTTTGATTAGTTGTATAGTTGTCAACGTGCTTGTCTAACTTTGCTTGTTGCTCGCTGTATATTGGATTACCAAATGCATCAAAACTGTTTGTCTTTTGTTCTGGAGCAGGCTCTGGTTGTGCCTGTGGAGCAAACTGTTGTAGTTGTTGATCTTGTTGCCCTGCTTGTTCTGGACTTATTGGTCCCATTTGTGGACGTTCAGTGGGCATACCACCTTGTTCACCAGGCATTAAATTTGCGGCACCACTGGCTGGCGCAGCCTGTCCACCTAGTCTTTGATTTACAATACGACGAACATTTTCAATACCACCATTGGCACGGGCTGCCGCTTCTGATATTTCTCCAGTCTTAAGATAATCACTAAGACCTTTAGCACCTAAGAAATGTGCTGCCGCTAGTGTATTAGCATTTGGCTCAACACCATATGCTTGTAAATATTTTGCGTTCTGTTGAGTGTAAGCATCTTGTGCCGCTGTTTGTTGTTCAGGCGTGGCTTGTGTAATGTCTGCAGGTAAGTTAGGATTTAATTTACGAGCATCTTCATAGCCAGCACTAGTCATACCATATGTGCCATATGCTGAGCCTTTACTTCTGTCATGATAACCAATGTCAGGACGAGCACCTGATTCTTGACGTGCTATGTTAGCATTGTAATCTGGGCTTACTGGACCAGCAGGTATTTCTTTAGTAGTCTTTACTGTACGACTACCATCTCCATATTCTGTTACTTCTTGTTTGTGACTTACTTGGCTGGCAAGTTCATCTGCTTTACGCTGTTCTGCTTCAAGTTGGCGTTTAAGTTCTTCTTTTCTGCGATCTTCTTCTTCAAAGTCATAAGGACTTACTGGCTGACTATAACTGTCATCATAACCTGCGTAATTACCCATTTCATCATATGCCATTTTTCATTCCTTATAGTTTTCCAATGATACCACCAATAAGATCTAATGGACTCTTACTTGAACTAGTAGTTGAACTTTGTTGTCCTGGATATTGTGGAGTATATAACTGTTGCGGCACTAAACCTAACTGCTTGCCATAAGTTGTTTGCCAATCCATAGGACGCTCTGCGGCACCTAACTTTGTGCCCATGGCATTTAGACCTTGACCTAAATAGTTTCCACCAAGTTGTCCTAGACTTTGTCCTGCTTGTAGTCTTTGGTTGTTCAAGTTATTCATTACTTGTGCGGCTGCCTGCATCTGTGCGCCTTGTGTAGCACCTGCTAGTTGTTGTCCTGCTAATGCTTGACGTGCTGAACCTAAGTTGCCTGCTCCACCAAACTGTGCGCCTTGATTGGCTAAGTTCTGTTGATATTGTCCTTGTATCGGTGCCATTGCGGCTGCAAATTGTTCTTGTCCATACTTAGGATCAAAAAACTGACTAAGTCCACTGATACCTGTTCTAGCGGCACTCTCACCTGTTTCACCTAAGGTCTGTCCAACTTGTCCAGCATAGCCACTAAGTCCTTGTGCAGCCTTGTTCATACCTGGCAATGATTGTTCATAGCCTGCTTGCGCTTGCTTCATGTAGTTTTGATAAGCCGGCATCATTGTGTCGGTTTTGAACTTGTTAGTTTCTTGAATATCTTTTATTTGTTCAGGTAGATAGTTAACACTAGTTTCTTTTTTGTCACTAGTTAAGCCACTGAATAAATCACTTATGAATCCCATAATAATTTTCCTTTAATCTTATATTTAGCAGTTTAAACTAAGCCCTTGCTGGCTAAGAACTTTTTAGCCGCTTCAGGATCTAACATTGACACATATGCTTGCTCTGCAGGCGATAAACTACTTGTGTTAGGAGTGCCTTGTAGAACACTCATTGCTTGTTGCATAGTCATTGGCTGACCAAATGTTTGTAAACCCCATGCTGTTTTAGGAGCATCAGGAACATCATTCCATGCCTTAGCATTAAATGTGTCTCCAGTTTGTAATGCACGGTCGCCCCAGAAGAACTTACTTTGTGCATCATTGGTTGTCTTATAGAATGGTGTAGTTTCAATCATACCTGGATTCAAATACTTGCCGCCACCTGTTACAGGTTTGACAGGAGTTATTGGAGGAGTTACAGGAGGAGTTACAGGTACTATTGGTCCTGGAATTATAGGATCGTTTGGTCCACCGGCATCACCGCCTCCGCCATCTCCTGTATCACCAGTATCATCTCCTGTGTCATCTCCGGTGTCATCACCAGTATCATCACCAGTATCGTCGCCTGTGTCATCTCCTGTATCATCTCCAGTATCATCTCCAGTATCATCTCCAGTATCATCTCCAGTATCATCTCCAGTATCGTCGCCTGTGTCATCTCCGGTATCACCAGTATCGTCGCCTGTGTCGCCTGTGTCGCCTGTGTCGCCAGTGTCGCCAGTATCGCCAGTATCGCCAGTATCGCCAGTATCACCTCCGGCATCTCCTGCATCACCGCCCACACCACCTGCATCTCCACCAGCATCACCACCAGCATCACCACCTGCATCACCACCAGCGTCACCTCCGCCGTCGCCACCACCATCATCAAATTCCATTAAACCTGTGTAAGGATTGACTGCACCACTGCCGCCATGTTGTTTAAGTAATTTGGCTTCTTCGTTGTTAATATGGGCTACAATGGTATCATCTCCACGGCCATGACGAGCAAGTTCTTTGGCTAAGCGTGCCAAATCAGCATCACTTAATGTGCTGAAATCTATGTGGGAGTTTTTCTTTTTCATAACTGGAGGTTCCTGTTTAATTTAATATTTATGCTAACGTATTTGTCAATAGTAAGCGCCGAAGTCTGGCTCACGTTTGAACTTCTCAACATAGGCTTTCCAACCCATGGCAAAGTCTTCGCAGGTAAACAAACTGATTAGTTCTTTTTGTTTAACATAGGCTTCTGGATGTGTGGCCTGCGTTTTATTAATCAACGTTGCGTATTGACCTGCTATTGGCAAGCCAAATGCTTCTAATGTTTTAGCCGCTGTTTTTAGCGTGTTTTGACTGCCTGCTACATCATCTACTAACAATATTGGTTGTCCTGTAGCACGGCCTTCTGTAAAGTTTAACAAGCCATATACCTTACGTGCTTTCTTTAAACTGATCATTGGTGTGCCTAAGATTGTAGCCATTGCTAGTCCTAGAGGAACTCCGGCATCTTCACAGGCTCCTATCTGTACATTCTTGTCTGGCAGTTTATTAACTAATAACTCTGCGGCTGTGAACACAAACTTAGGATCAAACATACAACGACGCAGATATATCTGCCATCCATAACTTGTGTTTGGTCTCTTGCCTGGTATCTTTCTACCATTTGGTGCTACTCTATATACAGCACGATGTTCTATTTCATCGCGTAAGTATTCCCATTTGGCATCTCTGGTTGCCTGTTCTAACTCTATTTGTAATGTTTGTATTTTATTACTATTCATTTCTTTTCCTTTTCTTTTATTGTTTAACTACTTGAACGCTCATTGATCTCAATCCTAGATCACATTGTGTGACTTGTAATGCTCCGCCAGTGTTAGTTACTTTGAACAGCAAGTCTATTCTATATAGGTAAGCACCACTCTGTGGTTGATCAATGACTGTGCCAAAGATTGCTTCTTGTATTGGATAACTACTGCCTGCTGTTATTGGCACGGCAGCATAGAACGCTACTTTCTGTGCTATTGTTTTATCAAAGTTATACACAATGGTATTATTGTAAGCACCTACAGTGGGTATGTCACCTTTGTATCTATTAACCATTACAGTATATTCAAAGTCGCTGACAGCGGTGCTAAAGTAATACAGTATGGCATTCATTTGTGCGCTGATGAATACTCTATCCTGTGCGCCATTTACAGTTACAGAACCTCTGGCATCTGTTGCGTTAAAGTTTAAACTTTGAACAAAGGTTGGGCTAACACCTGCGGCTGGAGGTTGAATAGTATTGGTATATGTTATTGAGCCGCCAGCACCTGTGCCAGTGTTTGCTGTAATAGCAGTTCTTCTTAATACTACATAAGTTGTAGTACATTCAACAACACCTGGACTTTGATATAAACCATTGTATCTAGTTGAACCTGCTACAAGTGGAGTCATACCTGGTTCAAAAGGTACTGTGGGCTGTGCTGTGGCAAAGTTTATTTGAACTGTGTATTCATCAATCCAGTCAATAGTGCTTATGGTTATTGGTGCAACATACAATGCTATTGGAGCATAAGCATTAAACGTAACAACGCCACTTACTGGTCCTGTGTTAGCCAATGATAAAGTTATTTCAGTGCCATTAACATAAACAACTGTGGCACCTGTGGCTATGTTTAATCCACTAGCATACATGCCTACCTGCACTTTAAGAGGAGTTACTTGAACACCATTGCTGACAGTTAGTCCTCCAGGTTGATCTAATGTAATAGTAAACTTACCACTACCGCCCACTGCTTGACTGAACTGTGGAGTTCTTGTTGGAGGACTTCTACTATTACCTGTTAGCCAACCTGCTGTAAATTGATTACTGCCTGAGAAGTTTTGTCCTAGTCCTGATGGTCCACTGAGCAAATAGTTAATTGCTTCAACGACACCTTCACTGTCTCTTGGATTGTAGTCTACTGGGAACTGTGCCATATCTTACCTATCATCTTCCGTTTGCATGTATTGCCATGTTGCCGCTGAACATATCCAAATGTTTTCGTGACTGGTATTACTAATCTCAATGTTGTTTACACGATAACTGTTTTGTTTTGTCTGCACCCAAGGATAATCCGTTGTGGTTGTTATTGTTACTTCAGCAGTGGGAGTGTTTACAATGCTGACTGGTATGGCACCCACTGAGTTTGCACCTTCCATCTTCAATGTCACTGTACCAACTAGGCTAGTTTGTGTTGCTGGATTAACCTGCAGTTCACTGTCCGCTATATTGTTAACTTCTGGCAGCATACGATGAATCATCATCTTACCTGAGTAGTTAGGCAATAGTTTAACATTGTCTCGTCTAAACACTGACGCAATGTTGCCATTTGGATTTGCTGTTGAGGTTAGGAAAGCATAGCCTTGATCCTTTTCAACAACTTTCTTGTCTGCACTACCCTGTGCGTAGATAACTGTTCTTGATCCTTTGTTATATTGCCATAAACCATTAGTGTCTAAATAACGCACAGGACTTTCACAAGCACTTGTGGCTAATGTAACATCACGGGGTGCGTTCCAACAGTCTAGGTCATAACGATAACTCAGCATCTTATTTGGGCAACCATTGGGGTTTGTTGCAACGTCAAAGTCTGTGCTTGTATAGTATATTTCAATTTGATTCTTTTGACTATTGATCTCCATGTGAACTTGGTTAACGTGATCAGGATCTAATTGATCATAGAACCAATTCTTAACACGCTGGTTGCCTAGTCCTGTGAACTGTGTGCCATCAAAGACCCATATATCTCTAGCATCAATACCATAGATCATTTTGTCTGTGTTAACAAAACAGTTTGAAGTTAACAATCCTCGGCCTTGGTTAAACAAGCGCACACCTAATATTGGTGCTGATGTCGTTGAATAGTTGATGGGACTGAACACAACTGTGTCCCAATAACTACATAGAAAGAACTGTCCATTGCTGGGGAAACCATCAACTGCTTCACCACGTAAAGGAACTTCAAGTTGGTTGGCCACGTTGGTAATGGTTGGTGTCCATGTTATAGGTGCTTCATTAAGTCCAAAGTTTTGACTCCATTGTACTGTTACAGGATTATAAATTTTATTGCCTGCTGTGTCAGTGGCAACTAAGTTACCTGCTACTAGAATACTACCTACGTTAGGAGTATTGTATAAGCGCATGAACTTGGCATACACTGAACTCCACAGTGGATTATAGTTCCACGAATACTTAGGAGCAACAATACCAATACTGTTGCCTGGATAAACAGCGTTAGGACTGGCTGTGTAATTACAAGTTGACGTAGTGCAACTTACCACTACGAACTCACCATTGAAGTAATCATTGACAGCACTGATAACAATAGTTTCTCCTGCGGCAAATGGCGGAGTTGTTTGCGTAACGTCAAATCTTAGTTGTTGAGTTGTGCTGTTAACATAGGTAATTGTTGATATGCCAAGCGGCACTTTATTACTATACATAGTCATCTTTGGTAAAGGATCACTGACTGTGCCTGCAACTGTTTGTGGTCCTGCTGTTGATCCTGCATAACTCACTGATGTCTGTGTGCTGCCTGTAACTGTGAATGTTCCATTAAAGCCTAGAGGCACTACATCACGAACTACTATTGTTTGTCCAACTACAAATGGCACAATGTTAAATGTTAAACCTGTTGGTGTGCCTGTTGTAGTTGTTATGGCTGGTCCACCTAGACTAGCACTTAATTGAAACGTTGTACTTCCATTTGTTGCTATAATATAACCTGTGCTAGGATTAGTATAGCCTACAATGCTGGGACCTGCTATGCTGTATGTCAGTCCTGTTGGTGTGCCTGCTGTGGTTACAATGGCTGAACCTGAACTGTTAACTAATGTAAATGTTGTTGATCCATTTGTTGCACTTACCAAATATGTTGTAGGATTGACATAGCCTACGATTGTTCCAGTGCCACCTAGTGTTCCTGATATGGTTAAACTCTGTCCCACAGTAATAGTTTGACTGGCTGCTGAACATGTAAACTGTCCTGCTATGCCTGATATTGCTACACCACTTAGAGTAAAAGGACCATTAGTCAACGTGCCTGATACTATTACTTGTTGATTTAACTGTAAGTTCTGTCCACTTGTGTAAGCAAACTGCCCTGTGGCACTGGTAATGCTTACACCAGTTAATGCAGGTTGTGCTGAAAAGGTTATTGTGCTTGTGCCTGCGGCACTGGTAGCAGTGGCAGTGGTAATTGTTGTTGAGTTCGCTGTGGTTACTTCAGGCCAAAACATTGGAGGATTCTGTTCATCATTGAAGAACGGTACTGTGCCGTTCCATGCTTCTGTGATGTTCTGCGTTTGTGTATAAGTGCCAACACCGCCTGAGGGAGTAATATCAAACCATGCTCCACCACTACTTGCATACCAATATCCTTCATCCGTGGCTGCTATAGTCCAGAACTTTTCATCCTGTCTAAAGCCACCTGAGATATATGTAGGAGTTCCTGGAATAGTACTTTGAAGAATAAGTTTATCACCTGACACACTTCTAATGCCTCTAACATCTGTTTCTACGTTTGCACCAAAGTTATATTCATTGGCGCCCAATGCGGCACTGGGAACGTCAGGCGTATAACTCATCTTAGTGAATGGTACTCTTGTTTCGTTAAGGGGATTGTTAATTTGTTTTGGCATTGACTCTTCCAGTTTAATACTATATTTATACTAAACTAACTTAGGAATTAAGCACTTAAAGATAGTAATATTCTGTTGGATATTTTTTCATTCTTCCATAAATTCCTCCAGAAGTTAAACCGTAATGGTTACAGGCATCTTTTACAGTTTTAAAAATACCTTTAGGGGTATTAACACATTTACTTCTTGCTTCTGTTATATTTTCTCCATGTGTGGCTTTACGCACATTGTCAGGATGATAAGGACCTTGATCTCCATAACGAGCCATAACTAATTTATCTTTACCTTTACCTCTATTAACTATATCATCACCCCACCAAGCAAGCCAGGATTCATAAGTAAAATGCCATTCAATATTTCTATAGTTTTTTGCTAACCATTTTTGATTTTTATAAGCAAGATAATATTTTTTAGTTTGAGAATCCATATTTAATGCTTTTCTTCCCATTTTATTTCCTTTTGTTAGAACTTGATTTTTTTTCATCATGTGTTCACTTATTAGTTTGGCAGGGGGTACAAGAATCGAACTTGTGATCTCGGAATCAAAATCCGATGTTATACCATTTAACTAACCCCCAGTAATTATTTTATTTCTTTAATGTCAAAATCAGTGCAGTTGAACTTGGTGTTTAGTCTGCGAACCTGTGCTAGTGCGTTACCTAAATTAGTATAACTTAGTTTTTGATACTTGAATCCAATTGTAGTCAATGTATGTATATGCTGTCTAATGCCGCAGATACTGCCTTGATAAGTTATTACATAACATGCGTCTGCTGTGATTATATCCCAGGTTGAGCCAAGATCAAGTTCTATTGTTTTAATAATGTTTGGTCCAGGACGTGCCATTAGACTACCTTTGTTAGTAATGTATCTAAGTCTGGCATTGCTAGGTTGGCTAATGCCCAATTCTCTTCTTCCCAATATATGCTGTAATAGTCCCAATCAAATGAGAATCGCATGTCTTTGGCAAATCTCTTGCATACGTCTTTGAGTTCTTGTTCTTGTTCTTGATCCATGGCAGCAAATGCATACTGTGGTATTCTTGTTTCAACTATCATAGTTTAGTCCAATGTTGGTTAGGTCTTGCTCCGTGTTTCTTGTTGGGTTTGACTTCCCAGTGACGCCAATTTAAGCAGTTCTTATCTCCACAACTATGTACTATTTCATTTTCTTCGCAGTCTATGTTAAACCAATCTCTGTATAAGATTCTACATAACTGTGTCATCTGTGGCTTGCCGTTCTTTTGCACACCAAATAATGGTCCGTGTTTGGTCTGTGAAAAGTTGGTACTGGGCCAACATTCATCGTCCGTGCCTTTGATGACTTTTTCATTTAGACGTTTAGAATTCCAGGACCAGTCTCCCATTGTTCTTTTGTGTTCTGGTTTTGTTTTGTTTACCATATTATTTGCCTTTCGTGTTATGTGTATTTAGTTGATGTATTCTATATGTAGATAACGACTTGTGTTACACTATATGTGTTTTGTGTGTTTGTTATATCAACGATTCATAGTCAAATTCTAAGTCAAATCCAGTATTATTTTTAATGTAATTTCTCAAAGAATCTATGTCTATTAGTAGTGCTGTAGTCCAGCCATCATGTTCTAAGAAATATCTGTTATTTGTTTCTGTCAAATAGTTAGTTACTTGATCTAAAACACGTCGTTCTAATTCTCTATATAAAGCCGTTTTCTGTTTACCTGAAATAGGTAGTGTTCTAGTTATGCCATTCTTATCTTCTTTAGTTCTCTTTTGTGTCTGTGGTTTGATATAAGTCCATAAGAGTTTGATGTCTTGCTTTAATCCAATAATGAATTCGTGTTGTTGTAGAAACTTAATCTTGGCTATATCTCCATTTAGTTCTAGAAAACTCGTACTTTGTGTATATGCACTGATCTGTCCTCCTTGGAATAAGCCATTAATAAGTCGTTTAATTACTTGTTCATCAACTTCTGCTTCTTGACTTAGTTGTTGTCTAAACGCAGTTCTGTTCTTGATGTATTCGTTGATATAAAACAAATACTCATCCATGCCCAGTTGTTGACTGTATTGCAGTAATAGATTTGGACAACTACATACAATGTCATAGTTGTGCATTAAGCCACTTTCTTTAAGGATTTGTTGCTTGTCATTGCGTCTTTGATTTTGCAGCCAATGCCAACGTCTACTGCTTGAATCTTTATATTCAATGCCTGTGTTTAGTTCTGTTTTGAACTTATCTGCGACTTGTGTTACACTATATGTGTTTTGTGTGTTTGTTGTATCAACGACATCCTCAAGGAATTTTAGTCCCTGTGTATTCAATAAATATTTCTTAGTAATCTTTAAGTCTTTATTATATCTCGTATCAATACAAATCAATAACTGCTCTCGCAGATATCTGCTTAATTCGTGTTGTTGATTGCCAAAGTTATCTTTGTGATGTATCCATCTAGTTCCCAGTGCTTGTGGTCTAAGTTCTCTCAAATACTTCTTAGAGAAAGTAATTGCTTTAATGACTCTTTGTATTACACGTGGATCAGCAAAATTAGGTTGATATGTCATTTCTATTATTCCAATATTCTTCTGCTCGTGTTTGAAGTCTAATAAGATTTATTAGTGCAACTTGGTTGCCTGTGTTCATGTATTGAAGTATCAATCGTTGTCTATGATATTCACTCATTGGCTTTAATGGGATATCATCCAATCTAGAACTTTTATTTTCTTGTGGTTTTGGATTACTTCTTATTTCTTCAATGGCTGAGATTAGTGGATGTGTCATTTCTTACCTTTAAAAAGTTTAGTAAAGTCTGGAATAGTAGATTTCTTTACACCCTGTTCTTCAAATACTATATTTGGTACATCATAGATCTCACTCATCATTCTAGTTAGGTTCTCAATGCCCAGGCATTGTCTGGGACTTAGGTCACGACGCTTTGGATCTTGTTCTAACTTAGTTAGTATGCCTTCTGCAAATGATTTTGGTGTGTTAAATGCATTACCAACTAAAGGCTGACGGGGTAAGTGTTCGTTGGGTTTGTTAAACCAAGTTTTAAAATCTAGTCTAGGATCCACTGACTCCAAACAGAGATAACCTAGCATAACGGTTTTGAGCCAATGCTGGTCTTCGGGTTTAATAGTACGTAAGATGTCTTTGGTAGTGACACCTGTGCGTGGTTTGTAAGTGATTGTTTCTTTCATATGTTTCCTTGTTTGCCTAAGTTATTTATCTATTGTAGTCTATTTCAGAACTGTTGTCAAGTTTAATATAGCCAAAAAAAAAAGCCCTGAAACATATGCCGAATCAGGGCTTTTTAGTGCTAGGTCATTGCGACTTTGCTGTAAAGGGCTAACACATCAGGGGTACTTTGGCAAATAACGGGAAACACACTTGCCCTTTACATAGTTTATTTATGCTAGATTGTCTTAAATCATTCAGCATCAGCAACTAAATCAGTCCATGTGTTTTCCCAGAACGCAGGTTTAACGCCACGATCAAAGTCCAACTTCTTATTTGGATCTTGGATAAACTCAATGATCCAATACAACAAAAAGTCCAACTGTGGTTCTTTTGACGCAAAGTTAGTACTGCCAGCCATGTCATTTAACCAACTTGGTTTATTACCATTGCCACGTGTCTTACTCATTCCAGAATACTCAGCGGCAACAACTTCTACTGCTGTTAAATCACCTAGGGCAATAGCATTACGCAGATCATCCATTGATATATTAGCCAAAGTGTCAATGAACTGGAACAAGCGAACATTGTTAGGATAGTACTTTAGTGCGATTAGTGCGGCAGCAATAATGCTTTGGCTCTTCAAACCTTTGATCATGGGTTTGGTAATACTTGGTCCACCATTCTTTGGTAGTGTGTCTAGGACTTTAAGTTCATCAAAGTTAAAGTTAAAACTGGATGCTACATCAGCATAGCCTTTGTCACCAGGACGACTTGATGCCCAATCTAATGCTGTCTTATAACTGCCATTGGCAAACATAGGTTGGCGTGCCTGCCATTGATAACGACGTGCCAATCCTTGCAGTAGTTGGTTGGTCTTCTCCACTGACTCTTTGCTGTTATATGGATAGTAAGCAAAGTTGACATCATCCATACTGCTGAGATAATGAATCTTGGCAGTGATCTCAGGAGTCAATAATGCTTGTTGTGGATACTTAATCCAATAGTGTTTGCGAGTAGCACCGTCAATGATGCTGACTTCTCCTGCTTTATAACTGCCAATCACTGCTTGAGTATCAGGATCAATGTCATCAAAGTCAGCGACAACTACACCAATAGCCACTTCTGTAAGAGTGTGACTTTGGTTAGCCGTATACGCATTATCAAAGATAGATTTCATCTTTGTCACACGCATGTGGCTATTACGTTGTACTGGTGCTGGGGGAAGTGTTATAAAATCGCTGACTGGGATGTTAGCAAAACTATGATCGCCTACTTTAACGGTAGGGTAAGTGTTTTGACCGATGGTCAGGTTTTGGGTGTTAGTCATAATGTCTCCTTTAAAAACTACTAAACTGCTGGTCCTCCATAGAATTATGGTTTAGACTGCTGGCTTAGTTCACCTTTAAGTTGTTATCAACTTAATCTTTATTATACACTATTCACGTACAAGGTCAATAGTGTATTTGCTCATTTCAATAATTCCAATTGTTGTTGTTTCTTTAATATCTCAATCTGTAGTTCGTGTCTATTCTCTTCCAATGTAAGTTCAGCACGTACTATCTTTATAGCCTCGGCAATCTCCATGCCAGTATATAGTTGATACATTTCACGTATTTGGTCTAGGCAGTCTTGGTTCATCTTAAAATCCAAATATTTTATCTGCTATTTTGAACATGACTTTGAGTAAGACACAGCCTATGGCAAAGAATGTAAAAAAGCCTATGACTACCATGCCTAAACCAAGTATTATTTCAAACATTATGCTGTCTCCAAAACTTTTCTCAACCCGCCTGCTTTATTGATAGTGCTTTCGTGCCACCATTCTTGATTGTCTAATGTAATTGATTCAATCACCGGACAACCATTTTTATATCTAATGAATGTATTGATTTTATCAATGTCGTCTTGATGACCTTCAAACCAAATCAAACTTTGATTATCAGGATGATGATATGGAACTACTTTCATTATGCTGTCTCCTCATCAGTGACAACTTCAACGCTTTCAATCTCATCTTGTTCCCATTCTTCATCATAGTCATAATGGGTAGTCAGTTCATTGGATAGTTCTTGATCTTGAGCCCAATCTTCAATGGTATCATATTCGCTTTCGCCTTCTTGGATCAACGCATATTCTTCAGCACTGATCTCAAGTGTATGAGTAAGATGTCGCTCAACTTTGATCCAAGCAACTTGTTCTACAATAACTTTCATAATAAATCCTCTGTGTGTGTTAAGTGTGTTATGTTCTACGCTGAACATAGTGTATTATACTATGTCAGCGTATTTGTGTCAATTATTTGACAAATCCAAAATTCATACCATTGAAGTTGTCATT